AACCTGAATAAACTTCACGTCCGTCAAATCATCTAGGTACAAATCCAGAACACTATACGGGTTGATGTAATGCCCCACGCTCGCCGTAGGCGTCCCCCAACGAATCCGAATAGGTTCGCCTCCGTTGGTGACCATCGCCGCTATAGCCGTGGCAGGAACCGACGCCAAAGGAACTGCCGTGCCAGCCACGGCAAGCGCCTCATCTCCGACACTTGATCCATATTCTGATGCTGACCTCCGAATACCCATACCTGCTCCTACGGCTCCAACGCCGTTACGCGAATCTCTAAATCGTCCAGTTTTTCTTGAATCTTGCGAAGTTCGTATTCAATAGAACGTGCATTCTGTCCCAACATCTTATGTGTCGGCTTGTATATGACCGGCATCAGTCCTCCACCGACCAATCATCATCAATCATGTCGCCCAAATCATCCAACGCCACACTCAAATAGTTGACCGTGACCTGCAAATCCTCCAAATCGACAGAACGCGCATACGCATTCATGTCCATCGTCTGCTCAATAGAAGACACTGTTGCTTCCAAATGGTCGATGCGCGCCACTAGGCGTGCTGAGGACCATGTGACTGTGCCGACGATTACAGCCACGGACAGCATCAACCCGACGGCGACGGTGGGGATTTTGACTTGGCGGATATCGGTCGGCGTGTCCATTATGCAACTTCAACCCATGAGGTCGTATCCTCGTCCCAGTAATGCGAAGGTGGTTCATGCCCGCTAGGATATGCAACTGGCGGTTGCCAGTCCATGTTCTCATCCAGTGTCCACGACGGGAACGGCTGGGGGATAAGAAAGACATCTTGAGCAGCGTCATAGGTGAAGTCGATCCCTGCAAACTGGTGACGCTGGTTATCGTTGTATGACGTTTGTACCCATGTTCCCGAATCGGGAAACAGGTCGTTGAGGAAGTCGATCCCTCGCTGCTCGTCCTCCACACCGTCAATAGTTGTTACGTCATTGTGGACGAAGACCACGCCGATGACAGTGTTGGTTTCATCCAGTTCTGCGAAATGCGCCATCAGGTAAGCCACCTGAGTATCACAATCCCAGAGCCGCCATTTCCTTGACCGTAACCACGGTCGCACCCGCCGACGCCCGATCCAGTATTCGCTGCTGCGGCGGGAGGAGTCTGTGTAGCGTAGCCGTAAGTACCCCCTCCGGCTCCACCGGGCCTATCTCGTGCAGATTCGGGTAGACCGTTGCTGCTGGTACCGCCACCACCGCCAGTACGTTGTACCGCTACACCCGTGCCGTAATCGTTTGTTGCCCCGTACCCTCCACTCCCAGCGTTGTAGTCGCCCGCATTGTGGCCTGCTTGACCCGTGCCACCACCACCACCGCCCCAGTCGTACCCCGACGGGGTAGCGCCATCCCCGTTACCCCCCTTGAACCCGGTCGTGGCGCCGCCCTGAGGATTGCCTCCGAGGGGAGTGTTACCGTCTGCACCGGCTCCACCACCGCACCCACCTACCCGACCGCCCGTAGTCAGGAAGCCCCCTCCGCCACCACCATTTGCCGTGAATGCAGACTCCCCGTCTGGTGTGAAGTTACTAGAGGTGCCGTCACGGCCTTGGCCGTAGGAGTAGAAACCCGCAGTCCAGCCGGAACCGCCACTACCGACAGATGTTGTGTGGGTTCCGACAGTCAATCCTGCCGCTGTGCCTACATACATGGCCCCAGCGCCACCGCCACCGCCGCCGCCTCCTGCCATAGAACCGCCCGTGCCTCCCCCACCGATTACACAAAACTCAATGTCCCGTGTACCTGCGGTTATGACAAAGTTCCCGCTACCCGTAAAGGTGAGCGATGTGTACGCCCCGTAAATGGTTACCGTCGGAGAACCCGTAGTGGTGTATTCCATCGGACCACCGAACAGGCCGCCATTCAACCAAGAAGACACAGCCGTCGAAGGCCACGCCTTCGGCGTGTCATGCCGCCCCCGCCAGTTGGATATGGCGGTAGACGGGTTGGTGCGATCCTGACGGAACATGTACTAGACGGTGATCCGGTTGACGTAACCCCACAGGTTCAGAACCGAACCCGTAGCGTCATAGGCCGACACCACGCTGGCCGTCGAACCGTTGCCGGTCATCACGATACCGGGGATGACCAGCGTCATTCCCGCCTTCGTCGTGATCGTCTGGAACAGGGTGCTGGCCGGGGCGGTCGGCACCGAGCCGTCGGTGTACCCGAAGAACAGGATCAACTCCACATCAGCCGAATGGCTGTTGGAGCAGTAGAGCCACACCTCGTCCTCCACCGTGGCCGACGTTCCGGTCAGGTGGATCGGAGTCGGTGACCCCGCTGTGGTGCTGGTGCTGAGGGTCGGCTCCCCGAGGGCGCTCGTGCTTAGATATTCTTTGCTGAATGTTGCCATTGGCCTTCCTTAGTTGAATACTGAGTTAGCGAGAACGAGGTTAGTATCTACCCATGATGTTACTGCTACACCGTTGAGACTCAGATCACCAGCAGCCACTTCCAAGGCGTTTTGTCCCGCAGTACCGGTAATGACCAGTTTCTCATCGGAGGCATCCCACAACATCAAGTCGCCAGATGTGGCCGAATGGAATGAAACATCCACACCATTCGCATCTGTTCCGAAAGCCTGCGCTGCGGTTAGGCCACCGGGATTCCACGTAAGCGTGGCCGTTCCGCTGGTCGTACCCCCGGCCAAACCTGAAGCAGCCGCAGTCGTAATACCGGTGATGTCACCGGTCGCAGGCGCAGCCCAGATCAGACCCGTTGCCTCACCTGAATCGGCAGTCAGAACATAGGTGTCTGTGCCTGCGGCCAGACGAGATACCGCGTCAGAACCCGTAGCAACAATCAAGTCGCCCAATACGTCCACGATGTCTTTCTGAACGACACCGGGTGTGGTGTTGACGAACGCTTCAACGTCGTCAAAGTTTTCGTTCATGTCCGCTGCGACGATGGTCGTCCCAGCGGAGAACGAGTTTGAAACAGCGAGTGTTGCCATTTACCTGAGTCTCCTTGGCGTGTAAGTGAACGCCAAAGCGTTCACTTCCCAGTGGTTGTCGGTGGAAGGCCCGCTGACCTTCATACTAATACTCTTTGCTGTCCCAAGTGTGGGCAGATTCACAATATCAGCGGTCAAATCGTAAGCAATCGAATCCCATTTCGCCACATACGCCGATTCCTCATCGGCATCATCCCACTTAGCGGTACCCCACCGCGAATCCGAAGTCTTTGCGACGATATTCAAATCAAATGATGACGACTGTACCGACTTATCGTAATCCTTGAAGACCTGAATGGGAAGTGTCAATGTTGATTCTGCGGACAGGACGACCCGTGGCCGTCCCCACCGCTTCTTCACAATCGGGTTCTTGCCCGACACCCATCGGGTCACGAAATGTGAAGCAATATGGGTTGTATCAGTGTTGGCGTAACGATCCGTTACCCGATTCTGCGCATCCTCCACATCGACCACAACACCGGTATTCGCCACACATCCACCGAAAACGGTGGATGAGGCGCTTGGAGGACGGTACGCATACAGCGGTCCAGCATCAATATCGGACAACACCCACGCCCCGCCCTCTCCGATCGTCGGATCGTAGATGAGGGTACGTCGTGTCGTGACACCGCCCTCTGTCCAATCCACGGACACGTACAACTTGTTGTTGCCCCATGCCAACTGGGGAGGGTTGGTGTCGATGTTGTCAAGACGGCCATCATCGATGGCGGGCGACAACTTATCGAACACCCAAATAAACCGTTCCCCGTTGTAAAGGTACACCCCTTGGTCTGCATACCAGAAGAAAGTTCCATACGTAGTCGATACGGGTGACGACAGGGGTATCGATCCGACATCGTTGCTCAATGTCACTACTTGAAACGAATCGGAATCAAAGCCGAATACTGCATGTACGCTGTTCGTCTTGAAGATCAGCAGGCGATCACCCGCCGGAACCAATCCGGTAATGTAATCGCCGTGTTCCCCCTTGTCGATGTCCACGTAGTCGGCAGCAGTCCACCTCTCCGGGTCATTAGCGTTACTCCAACGGACACGATATTTGTAGTCGGTAGCCGACTCGTACGTGTTCGCTGTCCAAGCGAAGTTGTTCCAAAACGTCACATACTGAGCCTGCGGGAAGTTGCCCGCAGAACCATCCAGCGTTGTACCAAGATCAGCCGCCGCACTACCATTCCACCTGAACGACGGCTTGTCTCGTGAAACCCCGTAGGCGATATTGTTCATTGTCATGCCATACACGCGCGTACCTGCGGTACGAGCAGTAATGCCAGTAATGTCAGTGAAGTTCGTAGAGGCCGAATACGCCACCTTGGTATCGTAGTTGACCATCAACTGGCTGGTACCACCATCGGTGTATAACGCCCAAATGCCCTGCACATCTGCGCTCAGCGCAGTCGTGTTACGCCGGTCAACGCCATCGCGTTGCCGGATACCCCCTCGGGGGTCAACAACTACATTCAACAGGTCAGGAGATTCGTTATCGTTCAGGTTGAACTGGTCAGACCTGAGGTTTAGCCCTCCGGTGAAGGCTTCCAGTACCTCTAGTTTGAACTCTTGGCGGGGCATTGCCCGCTACCAGATGACCCCGCCCGAAGACGCATAGCGGAGCGTACCGCCTAGATTACGTGTGGGCGTCCGACTGTTAGCGATCATGGGCTGGGGAGAGGGAGTGTCAGCAAACCTGCGCGCCACATTGTCAAGTTCGGATCGGAACTGCATGAAATACTGCTGCGCCATCACTGGATCTTCCTGCTGCAAGTATGCTTTGAAAACACCATAGGTGGCTAACACCGGATGGAACGCATCCGGCAAATCGGGTGCGGTCCCATCCGAAGTACCCACCCCGAACGAAGTTGGATTCCGAATAGCGCGTACGTAGATGGTGAGGCTACTGGTATCCGGTGTCGGATAAAGTCGCACCGCATCCTGCCAGTAACTCCATTGCCACGGTCGCCCGGAGGTACTTACGTTGATCGGCCAGTTCCCGTCAGCGTAATCCCTGCCAACGTATTCAATAATATGATCGTCGGTTTTCAGGGAAATAATCTCCCGAATACCCTGACTGATAGCGTCAGGAGCAGCCGCGATGGTAGTCAACGAATAGTCGTTGGTACCACTAGTTGTCGTACAGGTGGTGTACGCCTCGT